CCCTATGACATTTTCAATGTACGTATTATTCTTAGAATTTAAAAAATTTTGCCTGTCTGCAAGAACCTTGGAGGATAAGCGCCTCCAGTAACTAGAAGTTATATGCATCGGACACTTGCAAGCATATGCATGTTGCCACCCGACGCGGTTATAGTGTTTTATACCCGAATTATATGGATGAATACACATGGTTCTGCGATGCCCTTTTGAATCGAAATGTGTGACGACGTGTGCACCTTCAATGAACGGAAATATATCCGGCTGAATTTCAGATCTGGCGACAGATGGCTCACACAGGTTGATCGTGTATCGTATGACCGAGTCGAAATTCGATAAGTATTTGGACATAAGATAGCTTTCTATCTCTTCATCGGATGATGGTATCGGATTCGGTTTATAAAATCTCTCAATTTCCTTCAATGAGCGAAATCTCTTACCCTCACCATAATAGTACGTATCGGTCATACCAGCCGTCTTACCACTCGCACGCACTTCAACTTCAACCCTGAAAATATATGGATCGAACCCATATCTAGCGGACATTCGGATGAACTTTTCGCGAGCTTCTTCACCATACGTCGCGAGTTTGACTTTCAATTGTGACCCATCATATACAAACGAGACATGTATGTCATTACTGATTACCCCACCCATTTTACCTTACTTTTTAATAATCGAGGCTTCCACTTAAGCTATTTTTAAAAAACAAAGGTAGGAGTCTTTATTTTTTGACCTAAGTTCACAAGATCTGTTTAATTTGTAATCAAAAATGAACACTTTCGCAGAAACCATCCAAAACGCATTCCACTTTTTTATTTTACAATCCATCGTAGGAGGTGTCCACGATTTGATTGTCGATAGACATCGCATAATCTAAACCTAAGTCACATAAACCCACCCTTGTAATTATCGAATTCTAAAGATGTCTTACGAACAATGCCTTACCGACGCTATGCGAATGTATCGAACAGATATTCCAACTGACAAGTGCAAGAAACTTGCACATGCGACTTGGAAGATGAAACAGAAATATATACAACTCAGAACTGAAAAACAGAATAGAACCATTCAACTCATTAGCAAGGCTCCAGAAGTTGTATCTGAGAAGCGACGAGCTGTACACACATGTCAAGCCGTGACATTGAGTGGTAAGTCGTGTGGGTTCAAGGCGGTGTGCGGTGGGTTTTGTAGAAAACATCAACCGAAGATAAAATATTAGTGTACTATAAATGTTAGACCAAGAGACACTTCGTCCAGTTGTAATAGCCATGGCTCTCTATGTCGCTTTAGCCAAAATTGTTCCAGATACCGTGAAGAAACCAACCAACATTGGTTTTGTAGACGATATCGTTTCCATGTTGATCGCTCAAAAGGGTGCCATCGCCTCGGGTGCTATTCTCACCGGTCTCATTGTTTTACTTACCAATTACATTATCGATGAATTGTTGTGAAACATTTTCTTTACCCACCATCCACTTCGTATGTGAGTGGTCCATGTGCCTCAATCGTTTTTCATATGCATCCGTCATGAATTCCAAGAGTTGTTCTTTGTTTGGCTTGCCCCACTGCATTCCTTTCTTAAACAAGAAATCGTCATTCTGCAACTCTTGAAGTTCACACGAAACCGTGTACGGTGTTTTAACATATTCGGGTGCACCACCGTAGTCTGTGATGATCACGGGTTTATCACGCATGGCCGCTTCAACTGCACCCATACCAACTCCTTCTGAACTTGAAAAACTCACGTAACAATCAGACATTCTATGTATTTTGTCCATTTCGTCGTCCGATACGAGCCCGTTTATTACTTCAACGTTTGGTAGATTTATGGTTATCGGTTGATTGCACGTGGCTTTTACCAGAAGCTTTGTATCTGGCTTATTCAGACGAACGAATGACTCTAAAATAGCTCTGAAATTCTTTCGTTGGTCCATCACGTTGCCTATGTGATAGAATGTATACGTATCCTTGTGTGGTATGTGCGCCCGTATTACATAGAATTCGGTGTCCGGAAACTGACGCGAAAATACATTTTTACAGAATTCACTCGGTACGGCGATTCTATCAAATAATTTAAATAGTTTTCCATAGTCTTCGTGTACAGTTTCAGTTTCACATACCGTCATGCAATGTAGATGCTTAATTTTCTTTTTGAGTTCGACTATTTTATCGAACCAGTATTCGACGGGTAGAGCGAATATGAAAGCGCGTTCACATTCCGGTATGTGTTCGGATACCTGAATATATTTCCATTCGGGGAAAAGTTCAGTGTATTTCTTTGCGTGTTGTCCTATTCCACTCAGAAGGGTAGGACCTATGACCAGCATTACATTTAAAGATAATATTTCCTTTATGTATATTATAATGGAAGCTCTCAGGCAAGAAATCAGAGATGAAATGCAAACCCTTCGAATCAACAAGAAACACGTGTATGGTTTGTTGATGCGTTTGGTGGATGAACTTGACAGCACCCCGGCGCCAGCACCAGCACCAGCGCCCGTGCCAGCGCCAGTAGTAGAACAAGTCGAAGAAGCCAAGGCTCCCGCGCCAGCGCCAGTTGAAGAAGCCCCTAAGCCCGTGAAGAAGGTCGTTCGCCGAGTTAAAAAGAAGGTTGATGGGGCATCGGATGCTGTTTTGAAGTAATGTAATACACACCTCCTAAAATAAGAAGTATCATTAATATGAGATAGCTAAATGGGTATTTTTTTGTTTCTCTTCTAGCTTTCTCCAATTGTTCCGCGTCGGGTAGTTTTTTTACGTTATGGTTGAGGCTGTCTATCTTTTCCATGAGACGATCTAATGCCTGTAATATTTGTACCTCTCTATTGCGTGGTTTTTCTTTTACATCGATGGTTGTTATTTCTATTATCATGTAAAACGAAACACTCGGTTTGAGTAATTCGTAATCTCCATCTCCTTGGGATTCATACAATTTAAAGTGTGTTTTTTGTATTGACAACGGATTAAAAAACCCTGTCTGTCTTTGATGCGATCTCCACTGTTTATCTCTCAATATAAACGAGTTACTACCGGAGAAACTCCTCTCGAGTGGTATTCGCGCGAGTATTTCCCCGTGTCGTTCGTCGAGTATCTGTGCACGCTTTGGTATGTCTTCGCACACGACATCGATATATTTGGACACGTCTGTATTTCCAGTTGAATCACTTTCGCCTATTTGGGTCACGTAAAAGTCTACTATCTTAAACCCTATAACTTTTGACATATCTTCCATGTGTACATTTGAATCGAGTGAGAAATCTATCGTAAATGTATTATTAGAACCATCTACGAATTCTGAATCTACTGTGATGTACTGGACTTTCTTCGCTACTTCATCAAGATTCATCTTGTATTTAATATAGATAAAAAAAGACGCCTATGAACACATAATGTGGTGGCTTTACCCGAGAGCCGTTTGCTACGCTTTCGCTACGACTTGTGTGTATAGATTCACGAAGGGTGTGTTTGTATTTATTGCACACGTACCCGAGTATATTGAATACTCGATTGACGATTTCAGGTGGTCTAAGTTTATTGAACACCCCAAACGCTTTTTGAGGACTATTCAGAGTGAAAAAAAGAAGCTTGAAGAAGAACATCTCAGTAAAAAGAAGGAAGAATGAGTCTGTATGACAGATTGTTTAATATTTTTGTTCCTAAGACGATCAAATATGATATCAAAACTCAGTGCGTTAAGGAGGGGTACGAAATAGTCACCGCTACAAACGAAGTCGGCGAGGAAATCATTCTCGAATTTCCAAAGGTTCATAAAGGAATAGTGAGTGTATAATGCAAAATGGTTGCACGAGCCGCGATTTCCGTCTCGCATTTTGTCAAGCCACGCGGTCTCTCTGTACAGACGTCCAAATTGAAATCTGGAAAAAGGTCATCCAATGCGAGTCGAAATGTCCGGACGCACCAAGGAAACGAAGAATACTCCGTATACGAAACGAGTGTGAGAGACCTCGGATTAATATTGAGGACGCTTCGAGTGAACCAGATATATGGTGATGGAGACTCTTCTGTGTATGATCCAGCGATCGATCTCGTAAAAATGCGTATACGTGAAATTAAGGTACAAAATTTAACCCAGCAAGTAGATGATTACATGGCGTGTTGTTCTGATATTGAACGTTACAAAGAAATCGAAAACAGAAATATTGAAAAAGAGCGGTTTTATAGTAGATTCTCATCTTGGAAACCTACCGTAAGACATGCGGAATTTACGCACGACGATAAGATCATGGAAGCGCAAGTGAGACTACACGAAATCACCGAGAGGTGTCGTGATTTTGAAGAGCGTGAAAAGGCGTTTAAATTGAAAACATTTGGAAGACTTGCGTCTAGAATTGACTTTTAATAATACACTTAAACAAATCAACCGTAGATGATATATAGAATATGAATCTCAATACCGAGCTCGTGAAACACTGCGCGTCTCTTTGTCGTCTTCCGTATTTGGATGGACTCATGACGAGAATGACTAGCGAAGACACTGAGGTGTGGGCACTCCGAGCCGAAAACTTCCCCGAAAAACTCGTTCCTCGTAATTCTAGAAATTACATGTGTTACATGGGTGTTTCTACCAAAAAATTAAATGCATCGTATGGTAAGGTACACTTTCTCACTTTTGGTCACGAAAACTTCATCGAAGATTCGAGTGTTTCGAGTGAAGGTATTCTAGAACACATGTATGACATCTACTGTGAACAAATGAAGGATCAAGAAGATGTGGACGAATTGTATTTGTATCCGTGTCAAATTGATGATGATTCGTTAGTGTATTGGAGTGATATCGCCAGAGACACATGGAATATCCGCGATAAGCGTGAACTAAATGAGTTTATTCGTCAAAATGAATTGATGGGTTGGGTAGACTGGTCTGCACTCGAAGAAGATTTACCGGATATTTACCACCCAAGTGAATACGAGTA